TGGCCGGCTTGCGAAGATAATCGCAGAACGCCGGGCGGTGGCTTGGATTGGTCAGCCGGCCAAGGCTGATTTCGTACACTATAACAATCTGTCAACCTGTTCGCAACTAAAAAACGTCGTCGGCTTCGATCGCATCATCGAACGGCAGCATCGGCACGTTTTTCTTCTCCTCTTGTGATCGCAGAAAATTGCAACCATGCTGCCAATACGATTCTTTCAACTCAACGCCAACAAACTTTCGGCCGCACCTAAGCGACCCGACACCTTCGCTGCCAACGCCACCGAATGGCGAAAACACAACGTCGCCCGGAAGCGTCCAAAGGTCAACGGCACGCTCTATCAACCCAAGCTGTAGCGGGCAAATGTGCTTCTCATCGTTTTCCGTTGTCGCCAGTTTGAAGTTTAACACGTCCGTTTGATTGATGTCCCACCAAACCGGTTCAGCGTATCGCCGCCAAATATCGATCGACGGATCGGCCGCGTTTTTTTTGCGTGAAAACGGCGACGGGTGACTATCGTTTGAGCTTCCAGCCTCACCGATGTATCGCGCGAATCCTTTTGGCCTGACGATAGGCTTGTCGCTCATCAAGCCGCTTCCTTCGCTTGGTGGCTTGCGGAAGACGATCAGGTAATCCGCCATACCTTGCCGCACCTGCGACGTATCACGCCTAACAGTCTTGTGCAAGAGCCCGTTGTTGTTGGTCCGCTCCCGCTCTGTGACAGGGCATTTCCATATCGTTACCCGCGAATGAAAGACCCATCCAGCGGCCTCGAATTCCTGAATGCAAGCCCCAGGAAAGTCGATAAGCCCCGTCGTGCCGTAGACGTTCGCATATCTCGGTAAGTCCTTGCAATGGACCGCACAAAGGCGGCCCGGAACCGTCAGCCGATAAAGTTCTTTGATTGCGAAAGCGTAGTGCCGGAAGAACTCTTCATCGTTTGCAGCGTTGCCCATGTCGTTTTCCGAATCGCTGTAGATGTACAGTGAAGAAAACGGCGGCGAGTGAATGCAAAAGTCGATCGAGTTATCGGGAAGGTCTCGCATAAGATCAACGCAATCGCCGTTGTAAAACGTCCAGTCCGCTCCGTGTTGTTCGTTCATGCAACCCATTTCAAACACCTGCCTTTGATTTAAGAAAACTAGGAATCGTCGGAACCGCCGACGCTGATAAACCGACTCGCATCAACTCGACTTGATTGCCAAGTCCGAATTGCCTCACAACTTCCGCCATCGACGCTTGCATCAAACCATGATCGGCACCCTTTCGGGCAATGCTCTTTTCGATGTTCGCATCCGCGTCGCTGCCGATGATATGAACCTTCACCGGCCGCGTCTGCCCAAATCGCCACGACCGCCTTACCGCTTGGTAATACTCTTCAAACGAAAACGAGAGCGACGCAAAGACTTGCGTATTGCAAATTTGAAAGTTGAGCCCGACGCCAGCGATAGACGGCTTAGTCACCAGCACCGGAAACTGCCCTTCGGCAAAGCCTAAGAGTAGATCCTGCTTTTTCTTTTCCGGCATCGACCCGCGAACCTCAACGGCTCCGTCGACATGCTTCATCAACTCCGAAGATTCGTAGTCGGTGTAACACCAAACGATTGCCGGCCGCTCTGACTCACGCACAATCTCCGCAACTCGCTTAGCTCGCTCGGTGTTGGTCCGCCGCTTTTCTTCGTGGATGTTCGTCGCCGAAATTCCTTCGACGTCGAATAGAAAGCCATCGGCGACGCCATCATATGCAACGCTCACAATATGTCGCTCAACGGTGAGCGGTGGCAAGATGTAGCCGTCGTCGCTACCCCCAAGATCGGACGGACGCGAAAGACAAACCGCCCACGATGTGACCCATCGCCAAAAGTCCTTTTGAGCGTGTTTCTTCAAGCGGTAGCCGCCTGCCTTCATCGTGTCGTTAATGAACCAACGCGAAAGCATTTCGTTCGACGGCATGACCCCAAGAAAATCGGCGTGGTTGCCTAGCTCTTTGTGGTCATTGGGTGCCGGTGTCGCTGTACATGCCAAGCGGTATGGCGTTTCGCGATATGAGTCGATTAGCTCCTGCTTGATCTTCCCAGTAAAGTTTTTGAGGATCTGCGATTCGTCAAGCACAACACCTGACCAAATCGAAGCGTCAAACTTGTGAAGCTTTTCGTAATTGATGAGGTTAATGCCCTCGACAATTTCGCTTTGCTCATCGACCACCGCAACGGTCGTTTCGATGCCAAACTTTTCGGCCTCTCGTTTTGTTTGGGCTCGAATGCCAACTGGCGTATGAATTACAACCGGCCGCTTCGATCGTTTGCAAACCGCATCCGCCCACGCTAGTTGCTGTATCGTCTTTCCTAGTCCGGTATCCTCAAACAAAGCCGCCCTGCCACGCTGTAGCGACCATTGGACGCATTTAGCCTGCCAGCCCTTGAGAGCTTTTGGAAGCTCGCTAACCGCAACCTCAAAGCCTAGCGGCCTTGCCGATCGCACCTTCGATCGAATGAACTCTTCGTAATCCATAGATAACACCAAAAAGCCACCGGCGGCGCGGCGTAGCGGGCCATCCCGAATGGGGAACAGAGGCACCGCCGGTGGTTGTGTTGTTGGTTGTAGCCCGCTACGGCTTGTCAAATCTTAACGCACTGTCAACCGTTGACAACTGCCAAATCCTCTACCGACTCAAAACCGCAAAGAAAACGCATCCAATCGACTTCCCGATTGGATAGGTCAAACCATTCGCCGCGCACCCGCTTATCTGAAAAAATGCGATGCAAACGAGTCTCGACGTTTTTATGTGCTTGCTTTGTCGCAATCAGTCGCAGCCTTGGATCTTCCGCTTGAAGCGTCTTTTCCCTTGCTTGTGGCGAATACGAAAATCCTATTTTAGTTAGTCCGTTTGTGTGCCTCATCAAATAGACGTATGGAGTTCGCCTATCTGTTCCGCATTGGCTTCTATCAAGTTGGCTAGAAAAATAATCGACCTTTGGTTTTAGCGTTATGTTTTGCTTGACGATCTGCCGCCGAAGTTCCGAAATCGTTTGGCATGCTTCGTCAATCGCGTTGCCAAACTGCTCGACAGCAAACTCAAAAATCCTGGCCTGATTGTTTGTCATGCTAAATTGCTCGCGACTATCGAAATCGATCATCGCTTTGACAATCTCGTGCACTCCGCAATATGGGCCGCTCTTGTATCGCCATCTCCTGTCAAGCCTCCAGAATTTTCGATCTCCAACGGTGACGACTACGCTGTGGTAATCGTCGCCGAAATCTACACGCAAATCGTTCTTGATTAGCCTTGTCAGGTCTTCCGGCAGTTCGCTCATAGTCCCCTCGTCTCCCGCATCTGCCTCTCGATCTCATCGGTAAGCCTTCCGTAGGCTTGCCGCGTCGCCCGTGCCGCTTGATACTCCGCGACCCGCCGCGACAATCCGCCGTCGTGCTCGGCAATGGCCGCACGCTCGGCGAAGTGCTCGGTGATGTCATTGTCGGTTGGCATTAGCGGCCTCGATTTCTTCGGGCGTGGCAAGGCGGGCGTGCTTGTAAAAACAAACGTGCTGTGGGTTGTGCTCCGCTATGTAACTCAAAACCCCAGGCGTTACGCGAATCAAAATAAAAGGACCGCCCCAAAGATACGCATCGCCCTGTCGGCACATAATCAACTTCCGCTGCTTCGCGTCTTCGTCAGTCAATTCCGGCTCGACCCACGGCTTACCGTCGGTGGTGCCGTGGTGAGCCTTGTTTCGAATCCGGCTGTAAACATCCTCCCAAAAATCAGGGCCTTCCGAGGTTAGTGTCCAGTTCATGTTTATTACGGCATCTTTCGCTGCTCGCAATCTCTCAATTTGATCATCGTTCAATTTTCGCTGTTTCATTTGATTTCCCTCTTCGTTGGTCCGTGTTGTTGTAAAATCTTCGCCCGTGCTTTTAGTAGCCCGATCGTCCGCTCTCCGCGTTCCCTCGCTCGCTCTGGTTCGCACCATCGACAGAGCCATTCGCCTTCAAGCGTCTCGGTAGTCATGTACGACCCGCAATTGCAAAGCGGTATCGCGTCCATCTCTTTCGGTCCGATCGTGAAGAATCGGAAGCCCGGCGGCGGCTCCATCGGCTTGACGATCACCGCCGCCGGTTTGTCTTGTGGTTGCTTAGGCTTCATCGCTTGCCAGCAGCCCCGCTAGCTCGTCCGCTGTCGTCGTGGTCGGTCCGCGATGCGTCACAGTGCCTTCGATTTCGTCGTCTGCTGCGATTGCGTCGCGGATCTCGGCCGAAAGCTCGCACCACTTCGAAGCCCTCCGGAAGACCGTTTTTTTGGCCATCTCGTCGAAGTCTGTAACCCAAGGCCCGGTCTTTCCTGATCGGCTCCGATCGCGGATCTTTGATACTTCGTCGATCGTCATAACTTCGCACTTGGTCGCACCGTCCTGCATCTCGATAATGCAATAATAA